CCGATGGGGTAAGCCCAAGCTTAGCCCCAATTTTATCCAAAACCCTCTCAGAACGTGCCACATCACTGGCAGACATATCTAACGCAAGAGAGACACTAACAAAATAACAAGCTCAACAAAAAAGTAAACACAAGCAATGCAATAGTAAACAATTTCTAACACAGTCAAAGTAGTAGTCAAACGCTCAGGAAAACAATCACCAAGCCTCTCACAAACAAACAAACACACACGACGAAGGAAGACAAAACAGTCAACACAGGGCATATATACAAGTTGTAAGACATTAGAAGAATCTCGGAACACCGGATTCTTATTTTGGATCGCATGCACTATTCGACTTCCAAAGAATCAAGCAAGAATGACACCGCGGTGTCACCCAGAACCAAGTTCCTCCGACCATTCCCTTCCAAGCCGCTTACCAGAAACCTATTGTCTGAATCAGACATACGGGCCGCCAGGGCAGAAAAATAGGTAATCTTTGAATCCATGGACGCCTCACGTCGCATATCATCATCATGATGTCGCAGTATATAATCCAACATAGCATCTGCTTCAACACGATACCTCTCAAAAGGGAAAACCAACATACGATACGCACAAACCTTAACATAAGTTAACCTCCAAGACCGACTCTTCCAATTAAAGAGTATCGAAGCTCGAAGTTTATCAAAGTTCGGACGCATGTACCACATCTCAATAACACGGTGGAAACCAGCGTTAAGGAATGAAGATTCAGACAATAGCCCAACTGGGCATTCAAGTTTGATATCAAATCCCAAGTGTTTTGCAACACCCCTCGTAAAATCCACCCAGGGATGATCGGCAATAATAGAATCATCGCCCATAGCCCTTAAATGGACATCGAAGTAACACCTTAGCACGTCGTGTAAAGTTGGCAAATTTGGAACAAACCCACGCACCGCTCTATCGCTTAAAGAAACAACTGAGTAATGTTTAAGGTAATAAACCAACCTATACAATTCCACAAGGATAAGACAAAGAGTATTATCTGTCAACAAAATGACCAGATTTATTCTTTCCAATAAGTAGCAAGAGGTACCCCAACACATCCAGAACGTAAGAGTAAA